AAAAACTATTGGCCGCTACAGCTACGAGATTAACGCCCGTAGGAGGACCGGTAGGATTGGTTGGGAACACAATCGTATCTTTGTACTTGTTCTTGGTGAGTGTGATGTTAGATGTCACCGCAAACGCAGTACGAAGTCCACCAGTATCAGCTATCTCAACGACGACATCAAAACCAGTAACAGAGTTAGCTATGCCCGTACTACAACCCTTGATGAGATACAGATTGTCGCTACCATCGCCTTGCTCTATCGTCAAATAGCCGTCAATCAGGTCGCCAGCGGTCACAGTGGTAGTTACAGTCACCGTGATTAACTTGTCACCAGCGACGGCAAGATTCGGATTGTTAGTCTGAATCTCGTCCTGCCAGCCTGCTACGCCGGCAGCACCCTGATTACCCAGTGCCAACGTGAGTGCTACGGCCCCATTCTCGCAGTACCGGAACAAACGTCCGTCGCGAGCTTCAGCTATTGCACCGAGTGGGAACTTCTTTGTGGTCGTAGTCTGGAAGATATTTCTATCATCCAGCAGGCTTTCAGCCCTAATACGCCATTGTGTGTGGTTGGGGACGTCTACCCCTGCTCTGTTATTACCACCGTGAAATAAATTTTCATAACTCATAATTAAAACCTTTCAATTATGCGGGAAACACCCGCAAGAATAAAATTTAGCCCTGACATTCGACTTTAATGACTTTGCATTCGTCGAATCTCATGGCACCCATGTTCATGTGAACATATACTCGCTGGCTGTAAGAACGTGTGGACTCTTCAGTAATCTTGATAGTCAATGAATCGGCTATACCAAGAATCATAGCGTCCTGCGCCCATGCCCAGCATTCAAATACGTTTGTATCGCCATCAACGTCGTTGTTCGTACCTGCAACAACGAGCGGATCAACGATCCAGTTAATACCCATCCAGTTTTTAAGCACTCTGCCCTGCGGAAGAGGCTTGACGTTGTTATAGTCGATGTTGACATACTCTTCCTGACCAAAGAGATTTGTCCCCTGACGAGGTGAAATTGCACACCAGATAGGGATGTTCGGGTCTACTTCGTTATTGGCGAAGTATTCCAGAATAAGTTCTATCTTTTCAGTAGTCATGCCGGTATCGCTTGCACTGGCATTACCAACTGCGGTGTCATGGGCGATAGTACGACCAGTGTTAAGACCGGTGTACTTTACATTACCGTCCTGATTTGCCCATGTAATCGTGCTGTTATTTCGACGGCCTGAACCGACTGCGGCCTCAAACGCATCGAAGATAATTACATCTTTCTTGCGCTGAACTGCATTCTTAAACGATGTGACAAAATCACCCGTTGGGGACAATTTAACGTCAAGGTCATCATCTACGTCATACAGTACCGAATTATGGTATGGAGTGGTGTCAACCCAACGTCTCTGTGTGCTTGGGTCCATTTCAGGAGTATCAGGACTTCTGCCTGTCTTTTCCTGTAATTCAAACTCGCTCATCATATCAAACGCTTTATCTTCGTTCGACATTAGATCGGTTTCAATCCTTACTGCTTGCCCAAATCGGGACTCATCTTTTTGGCATTCGAGGTATAGGTCGTCGTGAAACTTTGACGTAAACCAAGTGGGAATGCCACCTGTCATATTAATCTTAGAACTCATTAGTGTAACCTTTCAAAAAACATTATTGTTAAACTTCGTGTTTTCGGAAAGGGTATCCAAGATTGGGGCTTTCCTGTGCTTTTTATGTCCCACTGGGACAGCACCTCTTTGGTGCAAGCATCAGGGCGTCATTTCTGACGGGTATCTGAATATATAAAAGCCTACTCTGGCTTTTTCTGGTATAAGACCTTGAGCTTCTGCTCGAAGTCCTTAAACTGTGCGTCTCCTTTGAAATTCACAGGGTTTGCATCTCTTATTACTTTTTGCTTGGCACGAATGTCAGTTATCTGGGAGTTTATGCCGTCTATCGACAATGCTCCAGTATCGCCTCCACCCTTACGACCAGCTTCGCCCATCTTCTGTGCCATGTTATCCATTATCATAGTCAGCCACGGCGACTGTTTTAACTGCGGGGCTTCTTCAAACAGCTTTTCCAGCGGATTTATCATCTCGCCGTCTTTGCCTTTTATTTCAATCTCTCCATATTTCTGGAGATGTGCTAAAGCGGCAGCGGTTCGTTCATCTTTACCCTCAAGCCACTGGCCTTCAAGTACAGCCGTACCTTCTTCAAATCTCTGGTTTGTCATTTCTGCCATACTGGCTTCCATTCCATCAACTTCTGTCGCTGCGTTGTTGTGGTAGAAGTCAAGTACGTCTGCAAAATCCTGTTGGCTCCAATTCTTCTTATGCCCAAACTCTCTGAATGCCGCCATCTTATCATCAACGAGCGGGCCGAGCTTCGTCGCGTGTTCGTCAGACAACGTGTACTCGTATAGGTCTTGCGTTTCCGGCCTGTTGTGAGCCTTGCTCCATGCCGCCCTTACTTCGTCGCTGGATGTCTCAGACGGTATCTCTACCATCGAATCGGGGTTTTTGCTAAACTTCTTCCTGAGTTCGACATTGGCCTTTGAGAGGTCGGTAGGTTTTTTATACCTTGATAGATATTCCCTGTTTTCTTCGCCATGCGACCCATAAAATTCATCGGTGAAATTGCCTTCGGCGTTCAAGACGCTTACTTCACCGCCTCCGCCTCCACCACCATCACCGCCGCCTCCATCACCTCCACCGTCGTCACTCATGCGATAAGTAGGTAGGAATCCACGTCCAAAATAGTCATTAAGCTTCATTTTCGGCCTCCTCTACTTCTTTAGCAAGAACGTCTTTAGTTTTGCCGAAGATTTTTATGTCGAGAGCCTTAGCTTTCTCTTTCAATAGCTCATACTCAGTCGGCTGTCTATCTATGACGTCCTTTGCTGCATCCAAAATATCCTCATAGATTTCCTTTTCTACAGCTTCGTAATCCCAATCGCCTGGAATCGGCTCACGATTAGCTCTGAAACCAGCCTGCTTCAGTTCGTCTTCGTTCATTCTGTTCTTTGACCAATTCAGTTTTTCCGGCTCAAACCTACGAGCGTACTTAGCTGGGACATTCTTCTTGTAGTCCTCAAGTGTAGCCGGTCTTGTTTTCGACGCAACCGCTACAACAGCCGCCTGCTCTTCTGCTGTCTTGACGTATGGTTCTGCGCCGTCGAGTTTACGGCACTTACCCGAACAATACTCAGGGTCATACTGGTCACTGGTCTTGTCGTGCTTTAACTTAGCACCACAAGCTCTACATTCTTCTCGTTTACTCATTTGTCTTCCCTTTCGTTCATCACTTTTCTTGCTTCTTTTACGTCACGTTCAATTAAATGTCGCAGGATAACCGAAACGGCTCTCATCCCTGCGTTATACGCATGTTTATACGGGTCGCTGTCAAACTTATTTTCCTTATACCCTGTCAGTTGGTCAATCACTTCCAGGCCGAGTCTGCCACTAGGCCCGCTGAATAGTTTCTGTATTCGAGCGGTCTGTTCTATTGACCGCATCTGAGCATCTCGCTCTGCTTCTTTATCTTCTGCCTTTAAACTTTCAAAGTATTCCATTTTCTTTCCTTTCTTAAAAACAAAAAGAGCTAAAAGCGCTCCCAGCAGCCCGTTCTCTGGCAATATCTTCCCGCGTTCGCTTATGCTTTTTTACTTTAGCTTCCTTGCCAGATAAAGTCGCGATTAAGTCATCTTGGAACTTACCGGCAAACCACTCTTCCGTTGCCTTATTTAAACACCTTTTCATATTCTTTCCTTTATCCTAAACTTTCCATTGCCTCTGCTGTCGGTGAACCTTCTTCTGGCTTAGTACTACCTAGTTTCGCGGCCTTTGCTGCCTGTTCCGCAGCGGCTAATTGTGCCGTTGCCGCTTCTTTGGCTGCCCTGTCTTCCTGTATTTGTTTTACGTCATCAAGACTTCTCAGCCATGTAGCAGGAACACCGTTGTTTCTTGCTGAATCCCTGAATGCTACCGGAATGTTGAGATGGTCAAGCCATTCAAGTACATTCATCTCTGCCAATGGTGCCCATTCCGCAAGGGTCTTGGCTAATCCCTCAACCTCAATCGTTCTAAGCGCAAGAGCAAGTCTGCCAAGATACATTATACTGAAATCTTTTTCTATCAACTCCTCTGGCATTGGTTTTAGTTTCTCCTGTCTTCCTAAAATACCTATCACCCGTTGTATCATCGGATTAAACAATCCGCTTTGAAGCCTGCCAATTATCGGAGTGAGGAATCTTAACTTCTGCTCAACCCTCGCCAGGATCTCGGTAGCCGTCATATTCTTGCGGTCAATGAGCGGGTCGAACATATCAACAAAGTAGCCCCTCTGAACTTCCTCTTTTGTCTCGGAGATTGCATTGTTGATCTCAGAGAGATTGCCTTCAAACTTCCACCATTCAGGTTTTTCGTCGCGATAGAAAACAACTCCGCCCGGCTTCGTAGTAAGAGGCCATACCGAACCATCGTCTTTTACGAGCATGGTCGGGTCAACCATCTTATCCCAGCCCTTAATCCTGATTCGCTTGAGTTCGTTTGCCATCCTAATATCAGGCAACTTCTTCATTGTCGGGCTTCGGCCATAATCCTCTAAGGAATCTTTATCAAACACGCTCACCTGGTAAGGAAATTCTTCGTACCCACTTTCAGCACCTTCCACGAAAGCCGTTTCGTCTCGTGAGATATAGATACTTTCAAAAGGCATATTCAGCGGGTCGTCTGCTTTGGAGTCGCGTTCTTCTCTGGGCTGCACAACATGGAGAAATTCAAACTTGTCATCCATATCACTAACGCTATCAAACGCGGTTCTGATCTTCTCGCCAAGATTTTCAATTCCAAACTCCTGAACAGCCTGACGAGCAGAAAACTTAAACCTCCGGTACACCGTGTCAACGTCACCATCGGAGTTCCTGACAATATAAATGTCCCGCATGAAGTAGTTTATAAATACGATAACTACTTTCTTGCCCTTCTCTTCGTAAAGGCAACCTGTGCCAAAACAGCCTAACGATTTTAAATACTCAAAGAACGCCTCTCTAAATGTGCTGCCGATAAGGTACTTATGTATCGTCTTAGTGGTATCGTCAAGCCATTGCTTTACAGCGTCGTTTTCCTGTAACTCTTTATCATCGACCTCAAGAGCAAATGCACGGGTCTCTGTTGGGAACAGGAACGAATATAACCCGGATGCAAGCTGGATATTAGACTCCTCGGCGGTGGTATCAAATAGATCCATCAATACTTCGCCGTCAGAACGCTCAGATATTATCTGGCTATTATTAGGCATAGCGTAGTCAGCGCAGTCCTGATACTGTTCGTCGAAGTTCGCTCTATCAGTTTCGAGTCTCTTCATTCTTTCGATATGCTGTTTAGCTGTTGCAGCCATTTTATCCCTGTCCGCCTAAACTTGTATTTAAGATATTATTACCACCGCTTTGCCGGTTGAATCTTCCAGCAAGTATCGTAGACTCTCTACCGCCGCGACGCGCACGTTTACGGATCTTCTTCTTAGCCTCTTCTTCTTCCCTGCCAGCTATCGGAGTTGGGGCCGGATCTGGGTCTGGTGGTCTATCTATTTTACGACCTGAACCTGTCATGACATGCTCCTTTCTAGCATCTTGAGCCTTTGCACAATACTTATGATTTCGCCCGGCATTATTCCGGGATCACCCTTTTCGCCCTTTGGCCCATGTATGCTCTTGCCGTCAGTACCTTTCGGGCCTAATGGCCCTGTTTCGCCCTGTGACCCACCAAACCCTTGTGGGCCGCGAGAACCTACTGTACCATCTTGACCCTGATCGCCTGTGTCGCCCTGTGTGCCCCTTGCTCCCTGGATACCTATAGCAGAGTCACCTTTCTTGCCTTGCTCCCCTGCCGGGCCTGTGAGTCCCTTCTCGCCCCTATTCCCTTTAGTCCCGACTGAACCCATCGGGCCGGGGTCGCCGGGTCTGCCTGTTTTGCCTGCCGGTCCCGTATCACCTTCGTCACCTTTTGGTCCCCTTGAGCCTTGCGGGCCAACATCGCCCTGCGCAAGAACCTTTAGCGGCCCACCGCCTTCACCGGCAAGGAATAGTCCGCCGTCTTTGACGATTATCCTGCTTATCAGTTTTTCCGCCATCTCATCGGTTAGAGTCTGCTCTTGTGGTTTGTGTTTTTGTTTTTCCATGATATTACCTAATTCTTTAACCAGGATTCTAATTCTGTTAGTGTATTTACTTCTTTTTGGCCGTCAAAGTATATCTCGCCCTGTGCCAGTGCCGTATCTGTATCGGCTGGGTTTGCTCCAGCCTGCAAGTAAACTGCGACTCGATAAACGCCAGCCCCGCCAGAAGTAACAAAACTCCCAACGTAATGACCGCCCACGCCATCTTCAGTCATTGTTTCGTCATAATCGTCTGCGTCACGCCCACCAGCGCCCCAAACTTCGTCTGTTGCACCACCAGTAAGCTGCACATTGCCATCGTCCTTAAACGCACAAGAGTATAAGGTGTTTCCTGTGCTGTAGTTATGGGCTACCTCATTCATACCTTCTTGTACTCCATACCTAAAGTTGTACTTCCAAGTGTACTCGCTATCGCAAGGATATGGCTATGTCCGTGAAAGTTCATAGCGAAACTGGCAAATGTATTATCTGCCGGGCTTACTGCGCCCTTGTTCGTCAGCCAAGTAATTGCAGCATTTATCGTATCTATGAAAGTATTCGCATCCTTTTCTTGTGTACCATTAGTCAGGGTCAATGTTGCAACATGCCTGTAATGGTCTGGCTTTGAATCTGAGGTTGAAGCGGCGTACAACTCAACAATATCACTCGTATTATCAGCAGAGTCAGAATAAAACCTAAACTCGCCGGCAAGCCAGCCCTGGGGTATCTCGATGATAACCTTATTAGCGTCAGCTAGAGCTTTAACAGCCGCGTGGGTAAGCGCAGATGCACCTAGCAAAGCCTGCTGGACGGTTATCTCGCCGCCAGCTCGCCAGAAGTTTTGCTTCAAATATAACTCTTTTTCGCCTGCTTTCATTTTTTAGCGGTTTTCTTTTTGGCTTTCTTTACCGGCGCAACTGCTACCGGCTTAACTGCTTCTGGTGTAGATAATCTTGCCTCTTTTCTGTCTTGGCCTACTGTCTTGGCATTGCGTAGTTTTTTTGTCTGCATTTTTAGTTCCTTAAATTATGGTTTCCTAATTTATAAGTAGTATCTTGCATTGTTTCTCGCCTGCGGTCACGGTGACTGTCAGGCATACCGACCTTTTTGCACGCCAGATACCAGAAGTTTGTTCCGCATCTGTAATGGTCCTGCTTGTCGCCGATCTTTCGATATCTGTACGACGTATTACCCCGGCTGTCAGTTTCAATGAATTTAGCCGCCTGAGTCATCTGGTGAGCGTAAATTTCAATCTCATGGCATCTACGCGGCAGCAATAACATACCCGGATTAGTAACCATGCGGTGAGTCTGGTCGAATACATCCGTCTTGTTCACTTTAACAATGTTATCAGCACCCCATATATCGAATGTCTTCAAGTGGGCTTGCGTGTAGCACGGATATACGGTGTTGCCGTACCTGGCAGCTTCTTCTGCAAACTCCCTGATCTTATGGCTTTCCGGCATCGCGTCGCCGACAGTCGCTTTGACGTTATACCTGCGGGCAAGGTCGTGCAAATCGCACCATTTCTCTACGCGAGCCACACGGACTATTCTGTATTTATCGTTTCCAACCCTATGCCCTATTACGACATGGATAGTCGGATAACCAACATCAAACCCCATAGCACAAGGCCCTTCGTGGGAATATGCCATCTGGGTATTGTCACACAAACTAAGAACCTGCGTATCGCGTAAAACATCCTCTGCTCGCGCAAAAGCATTACCCATAACAGTTCGCTGGAACTCGGCTTCGGTAGTGTCAAACTCGGTCGGGTCGTCATATTCTTTTAAGACATGGGCCAGATCCCTGTTCGGGTTCAGTAATTGCGAACACCAATACCCGACAGTCTCTTTCAAGGGTTGATCCATCTCCCATTTACCATTGACCCGGTGGATACGGCGACCACAATGAATACAGGCCGGATAACCTCGGCCTTTGTCGTCCAGCTTGATACATTGAGGAAATTCCGTCTCTAAACAGGTGTGTTTACGGCAAAAATCGCATTCGATCTGCCATCTTCGCATATCAGACTTGCCGTAAAGCCTGTCAATCCCATCGTCGGGCAGTTTTGGAGTTCCCATATCGCTTCTACGGCATATCTGAGAGTTTCCTAATCGCTGGTTGACCTGGGCAGCCATCTCATCGTCAAACAAATCACGCTCATCCAACAATATCCAGTCAGCCGGCGTAGAACGAACAGAAGTAGAGTCCTTCTCCATCCCACCAATGATAGTGGTTCCAGAACAGCCAAGAAAACTAATAACAGTCTTGCCCAATCTCCGCTTATGGACGGCGTTAATATCGTTACACGCCCTCTTTAGCTTCGGATTATCGGTAAGAAAGGGCTTAAACCGTGAACCGGAAAAGTCCTCAACAGCAACCTTAGAAGGAAAGTAGTAAATAATCCCCTGCGGATAATGACCGTGCAAAGCACCGTGAGAAATCTCGATAGCCTTGCCCATCGTAGCACCGGTTTGGGAACCCTTCTTAATAACCTCGTTATGCTTGACCTTGCCATCATCAGTAATAGGACGCATCATCTCCAACTGATAGGCACGTCCCTCTAAACTAAAAGGACGACCGTCTATCAAGAGCTTGTTAGTCCAAGCCCAGTATGGAGCGTCTATCGCGTTATTTTGCTGTACTGTTGGCATTAAAAGTCCTAATTACATAATCCAGCATCAAACATTTTATGACATGGCCTGCCCTCGGCAAGCCTCTGACTCATCTCAATAGAAGCACTGTAAAAGTCACCCATAGTAACACAACCGGCACGGCTGATAACTGACGACAACTGGCCCTTAAAGACCTTTGCCGTAGCCTGAGCATGGGCAGGGTCGGGATGACCCATCAATACCTGACAGCCGTTAATCGACATCTTGGTGTCGGCCAAAGCAATCTTCTGCGGCTTAGGTCCGAATACTTTACTTGGCCTGACCATTGTCGTTGTCCTTCTTTAGAGTATGCTTTGAGAAATCCGCACCTACAGCTAAGACCGTGTAATCCCTGTCAGTAGGAACGCACTGGCAATTAGGACATATCAAAGTCGCCTCGTTATGAGGAATACCCTTCTCGATGTCGTAGTACCGGACAGAGTAGCAGTTACAGCAACTTATTTGGATTCTATATGTAGACATCTATTTACGCCTCTTAGACTTGCTCTTGGGTTTACTCTTCTTGTGACCGCCCTTGCCGCTGCGGTAAGTACCGCCTGATTTATGTGCCATTATTCTATTCCTTTATTTTACTTAAACATTCGTCGCATGTATCCATTGAGCCACCAGCGTTTATACAAGAGTAAGCATTTGGACTTAGATACTGCTTACAAGCCTTGCATTTTCGTATCATTCCATTACAATAAGCCTCACATAGAAGCTCACATTTTTTCATTATTCTATTCCTTAAAGTAATCTAATATCCCTTGTCCCAAAAGATAGGCCAAGCCAGTGCCGGCCAATAAACAGCCATACTTAAAAGTATGCTCAGGCGGAGCTTTCATAGACAACGCTATCAAAGCATTCAAGACTATTATAGTTATGGCTTGCTTTTTACTCATTTAATCATAATCCCTTTGTCCCAATATATAGCATATCGTTATAAATATCCAAAAATACATATTGCCCGTTTCTATTTAAAAAACTCATACGATTCGCACGTAGCCATGGTATTGTCGAAGTCTTCTTTGCTCATTTCAATCCGAGACATCCTTAGGCCTTTATGTTTCTTCATCAACCGCTTGGTCAGGTCTCTGTCTGGCTTGAATATGAATTTATTCCCATCTCTGTCAATCGCCTGCGTTACTTCCATTTTTATACTTGTTGTTAATGGCATTCTTCTTTCCTTTCGTAATCAAATCTGCGTTTCTACGTATTCCTGCGGGTTTATACCAGAGGCAGGGGCGTTATTGGGCTGATAATCGGGATAGAGCGAGTTAAGGTAGTTCATACCTTCCATAATAGGCGTAAATACTGTATCAAACCACTTAGAAATCGCGTTTTTTGACACCTCGTTCGCGTTTATAGATTTATTTGTCATCGGCTACATCTCCAACCGGCTCAATCGAAACAATAATCTTATGTCTATGCGGATGCGGAACCGAACCACGAACTTTGCCGCCGGGTTCATTACGCCAATGCTTATGAAAGTACATGCCTATCGCAGTAAGAATATCACTGCCATCGTCCACTAAGCTGTATTTAGTTAATTCTAACCTTGCCATCATCTACCTTTCATGTCCAGTATTGTTTCAGATTAAAAATAATTGTGGGTGGTCTAATTCTTTCTATTAACCGCGTTTATATCAAACCCGCCAAGTATCATTCCATTTTTATCGTAATGAGTAATTCCTGACAATTCCGAGATCGCCTCAATCCTTGCTGTATTGGTATCTATCTGTACCCTAAATTGGTTGATAGCGTTCGTATGTGCCATTATTGCCCCAATCAGAGTATTGTCGGGGTCATTAACATCATATCTAGAAGGCAGTTCGCCAACCATAGACTTCAATCCGGCAATATTTTCTTTGTTGCGAGAAGCCAACTGACCGCAGCCAGATAAAAATATAACCAAGATCAATAACAAGTATTTCATTTTTCTTTCCCTTTCACGTCTTGTATTATTTAAAACTAAAAATATTTATTCTCGGTAGGTTCTATATGCAATCCCCTCTGCCCAGTTCCGGGGGTGGGGGTCGTTCTGATTAAGGAGTCTCTTTTCTTATTCCTGCCTGTTCTGAGCCTGTTTACGCTTTGTCCTTGTCTTGATAGCCATAATGGCCTGACTTGCACTGGCGCTACCCTTACGGGTCTGTACGGGCGTGATAGCCTTATTAGCTGTTATTGGTGCTTTGCTATTGATTGCCATGCGTTTGTCCCTTGATGGGCCTCCTGTTAAGCTAGTTTTAAGTGCTTGCGTGCTTCCTCATCAGTCCTGATCTTAGCAGTTACACGAGCTAACTCTTTATCCTCACTGGACATGCGATCAGCAATGGCCTGTTCCATCTCCTTATTGGGTGCGTTCTCGCGTTGATAACCTTGCATTAGGTTGATCTCGGATAATATCCCCTTAATGCCTGCTACGTTGCCTTGAGTCACTGCCATATCATAAGCAGCGAGTAGTCTTTTGTACTGTGCTTTTCTGCTTATATCCATCCTAGCCCCTGTTTCTGCCTCAATCCTGTCAATCTCTGCCTTAATGCTAGTATTAGCTAGTAGCTTGCTTCCGTTAACATTTGCCCCTATGTTACAGTCTGGATACGCTGTTTTATACGCTTTTGTTGCGTTGTGTCCGTTTGTTGTATATTCTCTTATGAAGTGTTTTTGTTTATCGTTTATTGGCATTTATATCCATCCCTCTAGAGTCGCTTTCACTTCATCAATGTCTAAATCATCATCTTTTATAGCTTCTAGCAACATCTCGGCAAATATCTGTGTGTATTTATTGTCTATTTCTTTTTGAGTCATACCCTAAATACCTCTCCCCAAACTCCTATTGGTGATTTCTTGTATTCTGTGCGTTTTGGCTGCATTTTAAGCATCATTTGTATTTGTGCCTCTGTGAAATACTTTAACGTCATTGGGTGCAATTGTGCTTTTGTTCTTATATTGCTATCACTCATACGTTAATTATACCCTATTGTTCAACGATTGCAAGTTATTTTATATAATATTCTGCTGAACTTGCTATTTTATTTGACTTTGCTATTCCTATAAGGTATAGTGTAAGGGTAAAGGATAACATTATTTAATTGAAGGGTTAAGATTATGATTATTGCAGACATTATCAAAGAGCTTGAAAGCGTATCATCAGGAGACCTCAGAAGAGCCGTTAAGGGTATTCGTGACGTTTACCGTGTTTTCCCTGCTGAACTCCAAAAACAGATGCTAGGAGAGTACTCAGACACTGAATACGCTTTAATGAGTGCTTTGCGTAAACAAGGCCAAACATTATCCGGCACGCTGTCATCCACTGACATTGAAACTGTGTTTGACATTTACAAAGTAAACAAATCTTAGTGCTTATTCAATAGCCTGTTTAATTGCGGGCTATTGTGTAATTACTATTTTATTTGAAAGGGTTTGAATTATGGCAATAAACACAACAAAAGCGGCAAAAGCCGAACTTAGTAACAAACAACTTTTAGGGCTGTTGTCTTTAGCGGGCAAGTATATTTCAGCCACTAAAAACGAGCTTTGTACTTCTTCATCTAATTATAACCGACTTGTAAGGGAGTGCGAACATTACGATATTAATATGAATTTCATACTTGCTCAAGCAAAAGACTATTTCAAGCGCAAACCTGATTCGAAGCTAATTGAATCTGCCAATCCATCGCCTTTGCAAGAATATCAGGACTTTAAAGAAGAATCTCGCTCTGTAAGTCTTCAGGGTGATTAAACTGCTTAACCAACGCGCCGGGCCTTCTCTCTCGGCGTGCTGTTAAATGGTTTAATTATTTTATTTTGAAAAGAGCGTATTATGGAAATAATTGTAAAAATCAAAAATGTCTACGGTAACGATCTGACTTACCCTGTTTGCGAAACTGCCCAAAAGCTCATTCAGCTTACCGGCGTCAAAACCTTCACTAAACAGCATATCGCTATTATAAAGTCTCTTGGCTACGTTGTCAAGGTTGAACAAGCTAATATTTAATAATTCTTTTTATGAAGAGAGGTTTATTATGAAATACATGGGTAGTAAAAGACGCATTGCAAAATATATAGCACCAATAATACAAGGTTTTATTGAGTCTGGCAATTACAAGACTTATATTGAACCTTTTGTTGGTGGTGCTAATATGATTGAGTATATAAAGTGTCAAGAAAGGTGCGGTTCGGATATAAATAAATATCTGATTGCCGCACTGACTTGTATATCTGAAAGCCCTGAACAGCTACCGGACATGATAACCGAGACAATGTACCAATTAATCAAAAACCACCCTGACGGCTACCCTGCGCACCTTGTCGGCTACGCTGGCTTCGCTATGTCTTTCGGTGGGAAGTATTTCGGCGGCTACAGACGCGACAAAGCAGGCTCTAAGGGGTGTATCAAGAACATGGCCACCCAAAGCCGAAGAAGCAAGCAAGCAGCCCTGAAACAGCACCCACTAATAGAAGATGTCCGTTTTACGTGCCATTCCTATAAGAATTGGGCTCCTGAGAATTGTGTTGTTTATTGTGACCCGCCGTATCAAGGCGTAACCAAATACAAAGACAAATTCAATCATGTCGAATTTTGGAATTGGTGTCAAAAATACGCCGAATTACAATATAATAACGTAATTCTTGTATCAGAGTATGTTGCTCCTAGCTTTTGCACCGAAGTTATTTGGCAAAAAGAAATAGAAAATACCCTAGCAAAAGATACCAAAGGCAAAAAAGGCATTGAAAAACTATTCTGGGTAAAACCTTAACACTCAATCAAGCACCGGGCTGGTGTTTGTTTAATTGTTAATCAAAAGGATTGTTTATGGCAACTAAAGCGACAATGTTTCGGCTTAAGAATGTATCGAAACGGCTTTTAAAGATTAAGTACACTGGTCTAACTGCGGCGGAAAAGAGATATATCAAGTTGATTGAGCAAGAAAAGCAACTTAACCAAGACATAGGGGAGTTTTGGCGGTATATCCACCGCGACGAACACGGAAAGGCTTCACAAGGCAACAACTGGGATTTTTACCACTGGGCGGAAGCAAAGCTAACTAAGGTTGTTGCGCAAATTGGCCGGCTTTTAACTAAAAACGGTTGG